TAGGATTTGAGCACATAGGGAAGCTACCCTCCATGATTACCTTTATAGATGTGACTCAAATCCTATTGCTACAAGAGACGTAGCAGACGCTGTATTCAAAGAGGCTATGAAATCCACTGGAAAATCTGCTTTTATATACAGGCCTATGTACTGGGGTGTTCGCATAGGTTCATCATCCTACTTTCACAAACGGTCTATAAAAGATAGGCCATTAGATTTTGAGGCTGCCTAATGCCATGTCATAACGTACACAACGTAGAACGAAAATTCCACACAGATTCAGAATCTTGGGAATGGAGACTATCGTTCATAGGTCAGCCTATGCAGCATAATTACTATCTATATTACATCATAGATAAACTTATGAAAGATAATCAATTCTCTGAAGTGGTCGAAATAGGTACTGGACATGGTGCATTAACTACAGTTCTCGGTCTCTGGGGTTTAACAAAAGATATCCCTGTTCTAACTGTCGACATCCAGCATATACATAATGAAAGGTTATTCAACTATCTCGGCATAACCTTTATGCAAATAGATGAGTTTGGCAAAGATTTTGAATATGCAGTCAGTCAATTTACTAACAACTACACAGACAAAGTCCTCTTCATCTGTGATGGTGGTGATAAAGTTAGGGAATTCAACTTCTGGGCCCCAAAGCTTGCATCAGGATCTATAATCACTATTCACGATTGGACAGTTGAAGTAGCTCAAACAGATATAGAGCCTGTAGCTAGTCAATATTGTATACCTTATAATGAAGATATGTGGAATAAGCTAAATGTACAGTTTGCAACTTTTAAGGTTAAATAAGGAGTCAAATGCCTTTTCTTTCTATCGTCACAAGACATCATCCTCGAAGTCCAGATCTTCTTGACCAGTGCAAAGCAAGTATTGCAATGCAGAAAGACCAAGACTTTGAACACATTCTACTGTATGACGAAGAAAGTAGAGGCATCCCTTATGCCAACAGAATGTTCTTCAACAATCGGCACTTAGTTACTGGTAAATATGTCTTTATCCTTGACTCAGATGATGTTTTTGTAACTGACATGTTCATAAGTGATATGAAGAAGATTGCTAAAGAGCATAATGATCCAGAAATCATCTTCATCCGCATGATTATAAATGGATTACTACACCCGACTGATATTATCTGGAAGAAAGAAGAACTAATTAAGAACCACATAGGCTCTTCTTGCTTCATTATGAAGAATGAATTGTGGCAAGAGAACATAGATCGTTTTGAACCAAAACGAACTGGGGATTTTTTCTTCATTGAGGCAGCCTCCTCGAAAAAACCTACCGTCTATTGGCATGATAGAACATATAGTAAGACTTTGTCCATTGGAAGACTTGTTGAATTACATAAAGAGGAGTGTGAAACCATACCTTTGGTTGCTGATGAAGTAGTGACTGGAGTAGTAGTCGTCCAAAATACTCTTGAGCTGATCAAAAGATCTTATGAATCCATTAGATTCCACCATCCAAACATGAAGATAGTCATAATAGATGGGTCAGATAGATTAGATCCTTGCTATCCATACATTGCATCTTTATCTTCTCCAATCACCAAGCCAATTCAAGTAGGTTATAACATAGGCCATGGTAAAGGTCTTGACCTTGGCATCTCCCAAGCTAGAACACCTTACATTCTAACCTTCGACTCCGACATAGAGATGATAAAATCTCCTATCCAAGCTATGCTTGAACAAATGGAAGATGATACTTATGGAATAGGTTATATAGAGCAAACTGACATAGGTGGTTATGAGTTTAGACTTAGACGTACCTACACAAAATACGGTCCTGTACGTTACCTACATCCTTACTTCAGTTTAATCCAACTAAAAGAGTATAAGAACTACGCACCTTTCGTTCATCATGGAGCACCTCACATAAACAGTTGCTTAGACATCAGGAACAAAGGACTTTCAGATAAGATAATAAAGAGTTTTCCAGGCTTAGGACACACTGCAGGACATGGTGATCTAACTAATGGTGCCTGGAGAGCTGTTAAAATAGAATACATTCGTCATAGTATTGCAGGTACACGAAATATTAGAAAATCCCTTGGTCTTCCATCAATCGAGATGGACTGGGAGGCTACAATCATAGAAAACGAAATTAAAAAAGCGTTAATCATAGAGGATATATCAATGAAAGATTCAATAACTTGTATAACCCCAACAGGTGATCGTCCTGAAGCCTTTGCACTATGTCGAAAGTGGATGGAATCACAAACCCTCCAGCCTACACAGTGGATAGTTGTAGACGATGGATTTACTCCGCTCCCTGAGCATTTGAGGGAGGGCATAGATTACATTAGAAGAGAGCCATCTAAGTCCGAAGGGCACACTCTTAACCTAAATATAAGAACTGCCCTTCCTCATATCAAAGGTGACAAGATCCTAATCATTGAAGATGATGACTGGTACGGGCCTAGTTACATAGATACTATGAGTAAATATCTAAATGTCTATGATATGGTTGGTGAGGGTTTTGCCCGCTATTACCACATCCAATCATCTAGATTTGGTAGAGTAACTAACCGATCTCATGCAAGTTTTTGTCAGACAGGGTTTACTAAACAACTAATTCCAACTCTTGAAAAGGCTATTCCTGGAGATCCTTACATAGATCATCGATTCTGGAACTTAGTCAAGGAAAACAAACACATCTTCTTAGATCCTACTGACCAACTTCACCTTCACTGTTCTACAAAAGGTCTCAAAGGGCGTGCTGGAATAGGGACTGGGCATATACCTAATGCCATCTGCTATACCCATGAGGATATAAATCTAAGTCAGCTAATCCACTGGGTAGGTCCTGATAATGCAAAGCTCTATATGGATCATATAGGAAGGCCTTTTACAATCCCTGCACAATACAACGTATTGAAAATTCCTATCCATAAACGAGTGTCACGTAGGAACTCTTGGCAAGATCGTATTTTAAATGCTCAGGCGAAGCTACGACTTAAACAATCTAACATACAGGCGGCTTAAGTGATAGATCAAGACTTACAAGATATCCTCTCTCGATGTGCAGTAAGTACCAGGATGGTAGCTAAGACCTTCTTTCCTGAACGCTTTTACGTGCCGTTTGCTGAAGACATCCATGGGAAGATATTTGATCTAATCGACGGACCTGATCAGAAAGTAGCTATTGCCGCTCCTCGTGGATGGGGCAAGACTTCCATAGTTGCCCTTGCCCTTATGGCTAGATATATCCTCTTTCGTCATACTCCATTCATCTGCTACATCAACAAGAGCCATGACGCTGCATCGCTTCAAACTGAGAACCTACGTCGAGAGTTGGTAACTAACAGAGATATTAAATTCTTCTTTGGTGACTTCAAATCTCGTGATGTCGCTAATGGGGAGTTTGAAGAGGTATTTAGTAAGAAATCTTGGGTCGCTTATGACACCTTAGTCTGGCCTCGTGGTGCAGGGCAGCAAGTTCGAGGTGTGTTATTTAAGAATGACCGACCTGGATTAATTGTCATAGATGACTTAGAAGACCCTATTAAGATTAACAATGAAGAAATTCGTAAAGGTTGGTACGAGTGGTTATATGCAGACGTTATCAAAGCTCTTCCTCGTATTGGGCCTAAGACTAGCCAGTCTAAAATAGTGTATATCGACACTCTTAAGCACGAGGACTCTGTACTTCAAAAGTTACTTGACTCACCAGAGTGGAAGTCTGTACGACTTGAAGCTTGTGATGACAACTTCAAATCCACTGCCCCTAACTTTATATCTGATGAGGCAATTCAGGAGGAATGGCAGCACCATGTAGATGCTGGTCAAACTGATGTATTCTTTCGTGAGTTGCGTAACCTACCTATATCAACAAAGGATTCTGCATTTAGATCTGAATACTTCCACTACTACAACATACCACCTAATAGGGCCATAGCTGAGAATGATCTCTCAACTCTTGATGTAGAAGTTCAACAAGACTCTAACATAGAAACTGTGGTCATCCTTGACCCTGCCAAGACTGTCAAAATCCACTCTGCCGAATCAGCTATAATAGGTATAGGTATTGACCTAAACAGCGCTAAGGTTTACGTTCGAGATGCTATATCTGAGAAAATGTATCCTGATGAAATATATAATGCACTCTTCGGAATGGGTATGATGCTGGATGCGAAGGTCTTGGGTATTGAAGAGACATCTCTAAACGAGTTTATCAAACAGCCTATTAAGAATGAGATGTTTCGTAGAGGTAAATTCTTCGAGCTTATCTGGCTAAAGGCTCGTGGAGGTATGAAAAAAGAACATCGAATAAAGGAATTAGTTCCTTACTATCGAGGTGGCTACATATACCACAATGCTTCTTGTGCGACTATAAAGAAGCTTGAACAGCAATTACTTATGTTTCCTAGGTCAGCTCTTTGGGATTTGATGGATGGGCTGGCTTATTTAATCGAGATGTTAGAACTTGGTGAGAGGTACTTCAGCCCTAGTGACAATCCTAACAATCTCGAAGCTGAGTACAAAGAACTTACATACGATCATCCAATTGAAGATTGGAGATGTGCGTAAGTTCGTTTAATTTTAAAACGATCTGGAATTATTCTTATGGCCCGTAGATATATTACAATAGGATCTTTAGGCTATATTCATGGCTATGATGATGTTGATTATGATAAAGCTATAGTGACAGAAGGTCCTATATCTTCTGGTGCTCCAGTTGATGATTCAGATGTTCTACGCAAAGAAGATATGGGCTCCTTGGTCGGTATTGAGGGGACAGTTACTGGCGATATTATAAGATGGAATGAACTTACAGATGAATGGGAGGTTGTACATTTTCCATTCGATCCAGTTATACATACAGATAGTCATGTTTTATTAGTGTCTGAACTAAATATATCGCATAGAATGAATTCAGCAGCTGACAAAATTTTTACTCTTCCCTCTGTAGGAGCTAGTGAAAACGGATATAGCGTTACTTTAGAAAAGATTGGAAGTGGTAAGTTAACAGTGCAAGCTGTAGATAGTGATATCATAAGTGATTCATCGGTTGCTGGGACTATATACTCAACAACTGCTTTAGCTGTACTAATTTTAGAATATGTTCATACTATTACTACTTGGATAATAAAGTCTGCAACTGGTACATGGACAACTACATAAAGGATTTATTATGAGAAGACTTCTTAACATTTGGACATTGGTAGTAACGGCAGTACTTCTAATGGGGGCTGGAACTACTTACTACTCGTTAAAATCTACTGATAGTCCAATCTTTGCAAATATTAAACTTTCAGATTTATCTGATGGCAAGATACCTTATCATATAGATGATGCTACAGGTCTTGCTGATGGTCCTACTAAGACAGATGTAGATGATGCAGTTAGTAAAAAACACACTCGTTCTCATACTATATCTTCAACTTCGGATCACTCAGATGTAAATCTAGCAGCTATCTCTAACAATGATTTAATGAGATGGGATGATCCATCTTCTAAATGGTTACCTAAGTCAATAGCTGAAGTTGTATCTGGTAATATTATAGATCCTGGTAATGTACGAATTGCGTCTTTAACAGATGGTTATATTCCTTATCATGTAGACGATACCACAGGATTTGTAGATGGGCCGATCAAAACAGATGTTGACGATGCGGTAAGTAAGAAGCACACACAGAATACAGACACTGGAACAACTTCAACGACTTTCCAGATTGACAGTGACGCCACAGGCCCGAAACTTAAAAACTCTTCCG